TCAAAATATAAAAACAATCCGAACCCGCAGATGTGGGTTCGGATTATTCTTCTTTGGTACGCCGGAAGGTATACGAACATTTGTTGTCAATTCAGCGTCTTCAGATAGATCAATGTGGCCGTCTGGATCTGCGTCAAAAATGGTCCATATTGTGATGGTATCTTTACCGACCTCCACACGGTAGACGATGGAGAGCAGAGCGGCAGGGTCTGTCTCGGAAACGAGGATAATTTGTTCTAGGATCTCTCGAAGTCGCTGTGCTGGTAGAGCGGAGGCGTCCACCTTTGCCTTTAGGGTTAGCATCTCCCGCTCAATAGTGGCCTTTTGGGTCTCCAGGTCTGTTATCTTATCCTTCAGTGTGAGGCTGGAAAGGCCACTGAAGACTGCCTCAAGTGCGTTTTCTAGTTTGGCGGAGATCTCCCGCTCTTGATCAATCAGCGATTGCAAGCGAGAGACGGCACTGCTCCGGCACTTTTGTGATTGAGCGCACAAGATGCGAAGCAGATCATCTACTTTGTTGGGCGAGTCGAAAGCATCGCGCAGCATTTTTGCCACGCTCTGCTCCAGTTCGTCGACGCCGATCGGCGCAGCATCACAGGTATGCAGTCGTTTCTTTCCGGTGCAGCGGTAGTAATAATACCTCTGGTGGGAGATACTGACGGTCATGGCAGCTTTACAATCCTTGCAGAACACTTTCCCACGGAGAGGATATTCTCGGTTTACAGGCGGTCTGCCGCCTTGTTGGCGTTTGCGTTGAGCCATTCTCTGTTGCACCCGTTCAAACAGTTCTTTGTCTACAATTGGTGGTATGGCATCTTTGATGCGGATCACATCGGTACCATCTTTGCTGTGGGTATTCCGGGTGCCATCTTCCCGGTAGGGCATAGCGCCATAGGTCAATACACCAATGTATTTCTCGTTGTGCAAAAGGTCATGCAGGCTGTTGGATCCAAAGGTGTTGCCGCGCTTGGTTTTAATGCCGTCGGCATTCAGTCCATCGATAATCTGACGGTAAGACTTTCCTGCTGCGTATTCAGCGAAGATCCGTCGCACTGTGGAAGCCTCTTCTTCACAGACTACCAGCCGGCCGTCCTCTACTACATAGCCCAGGGCAGGTTTGCCACCGGTGTGAAGACCGTTGCAAGCCATAAAGCGCATTTTCTCCATGACCTTCTGCCGGGTCTGCAGCGCCCAAATCTGATTGAACAAGGCCATGCTGCCCTCGGTGAGAAAGTTTGTTGGATCCCGGAGATCTTTGCCAATCATCGGCTGGGTGACGCAGACAACCTGTACTCCCATAGCGGATAGCTCATCCCGGAAGGCAAACCATGCAGTCATCTTGCGGAACATGCGGGATTGATCGTAAATTACAACGGTGTCTGCAAAGCCCAGCCGGAGCTGCTGCATCATGGCTTCGTATTGAGGGCGGCTATCCTTCATGCCTGAGGTAGCCTCATCTGCAAAAATGCCAAGAACGGGCATGCCGTTCTGCTGGCACCATTCGGTGCATTTACTGACCTGGACCTCAATGCTGTCCGGATTCTGGTTATCTGTGGAATAACGGGCATTGATGAATGCGCCGTGATGTCGTTTAATCGCCATACTTCCTCCTTGCTTTTTTGGAGGGGATGTGCTACCATAAAAAGGCAGACTGCCCCTATAGTGATGTGTGGTGGGTTTCTGTACAGCCCTTTCGGTGTTGGTAGCACCGGGAGGGCGCTTTTAATTCTGTCGCATATAACGGCGCAACGGGCCTATAAGAAGGTATTACACTCTTCGCCTGTGACCACAGCTTTGACAAATTTCATATGTAACAGTATTGGTAGATTTTCGCATTGCCAAGGGGATAACAATGAACAACCCGAGAATGGTTATTGCTAATAAAATGTATAAAAGAACGGTGAAACAACCCGCGCCAGCATCTTCTGTAACCGTTTGATATTGCAGATTATGAGAATTACACCTGGGGCAAAATCGGATGTTTTGAGGCTGCACGGGGACATAAACCGGTTCTGGACTGAAATGTTGAACTGTTTGCGGAACACTTGAGTGGGGAACAGTGGTTGGAAGCGGCGAACCGCAGTTGGTGCAGAAAGATCTGTTGGGTTTGGATTGCGCTCCGCACCTACAACAGAACAGTGCGGATGGGAAGGTAGGGATAGATGTGGCGCTGCGTGGCTCTAGATTATTCTGTTGAGGTGGCGCATCTGTGGAATTGCATGTAGGAACAGGCTCGACATTTTGTCTGGATTCTTTTTTTGCTTCGGTCGGCAGTTTTTTAGGGACAAATTTGCTAAAAGCAACCGCACACAAGGAGCTTCCCGCAACGGGAAAAATCAACATGGTTATGGTATAAATAGTACCTGCGGTACTATTCTCACCGTCGTAGTAGAATGACCCAAGGATACCGAAGATAAAGAAAAGAAAGAACCACATAATAATAGCGATCAGCGCGTACAATGACCACCATCCTACAGCTTTAAAAAATTTCAAAACAATCACTCCTTGCTAAAAACTACCTCTCTTTGCTCTGTCCAGTAGGTCAGAGCGTTTTTTACATCTTGCTCCGGAAGGTCGAAGTATTCTGCCAGCTCCCACAGATCCCGGCAACCGGCATCAAAAGCTTCGTAGAAGGCTTCTACGGAAAGATACTGCTGCGCTGCCCAGCGGTTTGCCCGGTATTCACTGCGCCCTACTGTTTCGTACGGGCTGCTTACTTTATGCAGGGCCCCAGTGGCTGCATGGCCAAGCTCGTGCAGACAGATGCCTTTGAGCTGCCGCAAGGTGCCGATCGACTGGACATCCAGGAAGATGGCGATATCCTCTCCATCGCGGATCGTGGCTCCGGGTGCTGGCATTCCTGCGTAAGGGATCACATCCACCGCGTTCTGCTGGCAGTAACTATAAAATTGTGACAGATCAAACACGGCAGCCTCCTTACTGAGACCGCTTCTCCTTCCTTTGGCGCATCAGACGCACCATGTCCCGGACGGTCTCTTTCTCATCCTCATTCAATTCCTTAAAATCGCCATAAAAGGCTACATCAACATCGTCCAGAATATCGCGCTCACCGGAAACGGTGGGCGCTTTTTTGTTTTCTTTGCCAAGCAGATAGTCTGTGGTCACACCAAAATAATCGGCAAGTTTGGCGGCAGTGCTACCGCTGGGAATGCTGCCATTTTTCCATTTGGCTACAGCGGCACGGTTTAAACCTATATCCGTACACGCTTTGTATGCACTGATACCTCTTTCGTCGCACAGTTTCTTCAACCTGTCAAAAAACACAAAACTACCCCCTCAGAATTTGTGCAATTCGCAGAAGATTACTAAAGTAGCTTTTTGCTTATTGACAGGTTACCAAAGTAGCCATATAATACAGGCATGGGGCGACCAAAGTAATCTGCTGCTTGATAATATTTGTTTGTGGCAAAACAATCATATCACAAAAGATTACCAAGGTCAACTACTTTTTGCAGAAGGAGGTTACTTTTGTATGCCTGCACAATGGACAGCAGAGATTATTGGCGAAATGCACCTCAATGGTGTGACTCACAAGAGGCTTGCAGAGGCGGTTGGTTGGCATCCCAAATACTTGAGTGCGGTTTTGAATGGCAAGAAGACACCTACCGGTGCCGAGTCCAAGATTCGCTCCGCACTGCGCGGGATTATCCCCAACGCCCACACAGAATGAAGGGAGGGAATCTGGATAGGGAGGAGGATGTTGCAATTAAATCAGTGATCGGCTGGCTGCTCCGGCTGGCACCAGTTTGGAGCATTGGAGTAAATGCGTTGATCGCGAGAATGGTCGCAAAAGAAGTGGCGACCGGCAGAAAGCGCACTACCTCAATAGGTCTTTTGCTTGCGTTTTGCACGACGATGTTTGTGCTGTTGGCTTGTTACCTGTTGATGTGAGAGAGCAGCTTCCGCGAGTGCAGTTTTGCACTGCTCGATTTCGCCACCCAGCACCGCCTCGTAAAGGTTTTCTATTTCAGAGGCTGTTTCCCCATCAGAAGAACGGACGAATGCAATCGCTTCAAGTGCCTCGCGCTGGTGCCTGGACCATCCCGATTGGATGTACCGGGAAACTGCGGCACCCATATCGGCAAAAGCTTTTTTACGAAGGATGTTGTCCTCTCGTTCCCAGGAAAGGCGAAGCTTGTGGATTTCTCGCTTGGCTGTGAACTTAGCAGAGATCCACGCAATAATAGCAGCCGCAATTGTCCCGAATGCGCTGATTATGGCAGAAATTATTTCTGGCGATAACAAATCGTTTGCAATTTCTGGATCCATATAAATACCCCTTATGCGTACTTGGCTGCTGGCACAGCCTGTATCGCAATTATAGAGGATTGCGCAAGAGTTCGCAAGAGAGACAGCTAAGCATCTTAAATGCACCCCAAAAGTAACACAATATTGGTCCGTTAAATCGGACAGATTGGAGGAGGCTATGCCTATTGTGATCAGCCGGAAGACCGGCGAAGTAATTTCCGGTGCGAAGTTCTCGCAGGAACAGAAGGATGCGGCCTGGGCCGCCATCGTAAAGGACTATGCGCAGAAGCATCCTGAAATCTTCAATACAGACAAAGAAGGAGATACATATGAAAAATAAAAGAACCCATGCGCCCGTACGGCGCGTCCTCGTGACCCTCGCATTTTACCTGTCCGTCATCCTTGCGGCGCTGATCCTGGGCATTACCGGTCAAGTGGCCGGTTGGGTCGCACAGACAGCAGTAGCACTGTCTTTGTTCCGGCTGGTTTATCTGGTTGGATGGGGCACCGCAAGGAACGGTTGGGGGTGGAGAGCATGACGATTCTGGAGAAGAAAATTGACGCCATTGCGAGAAGCCTTCTGGCTAACGACACCACCGACCGCAATGCTGCGCTGGGAGAGCTTGCGGTTCTTATGGAGAAACCGGAGAATACCGCACAGGATGTGGATTCCATCATTCGCAAGCTGCTGCTTGAGTTAGGTGTTCCGGAGCATATTTTGGGTAGTCGATACCTTGTCAAAGCGATCCGCGAGGTTGTGGAGGATGAAAGCAAAACCAAAACAACCATAAAATGCGTGTACTCTGCAGTGGCTGAGGCATTCGATACAACCTGGCGTCGCACAGAAAGAGCAATTCGGCACGGCATTGAGCTTGCTTGGGATCGCGGGGACATAGATGTGCTGAATAAATACTTTGGTGGGACCATTTCTCCTGTTAAGGGAAAACCTACCAACAGCGAATTTATTGCCCGCTGCGCAAATATTGTCCGTGCAAAATTATAAAAACCGCCCCCCGGTTGTAGCAGAACCGAAAGGCGGCAAGCAAATTTAGCTCGATGCTATTTTAGCATCTAATGGAGGGAAAAGCAAGTGAGACTTATGAACGGCTTGGATCTGGATATAGCTCTAGAAGAACGGCGACAGACCGAGTATGACAGGCGTCGGGATCCGTATCCTCGGTGTATTTGCTGCAAGCATAGTATTTTCGGCTGTGCCACCTATCGTGTGATTGGTAGGCTGTACATCTGCGGTGACTGCGACAGCATCAGCGAAGTAGGATATACCAACGATCTGGAGGTGTGAGTTGAATACAGCAGATTATATCAAGCGTGAAGCCGACGAGATCGCTAGCCGCACTGGCCGGTACATACCGCCCTACCGGATGGCGAATCTCATGAAAACTGCCCAGAAAGTCACGGATCTGCTGGCACGGGCCGACATCGCTATGACCTACGAAGAGATCCAATTGGTTCTTGGCATCGTCCAGGGAGCCATCTGCAAGGCGACGGGGAGGGATACACAATGACAGAAAAAGAGTATCGCAGCCACCCGGCAATCAGCAGATCGGAATTGTGGCAGATCCACGATAGCCCACAAAAGTTCAGATATTTCAAAGAGCACCCGGATGAACCCACCCCTGCATTACTGTTCGGTCAGGCATTCCATAAGATGGCTCTTGAGCCGGACACCTTTGATCTTGAATTTGCGGTAATGCCGGATGTAGACCGCCGCACTAAAGATGGCAAGCAACTGTGGGCGGACTTTCTGGAACAGGCAGAAAACAAAACGATTATCCCCACAGAAATGTACGAGCAGGCGAAGGCAATGTGTGAGGCACTGGCTGCAGTTCCCTTTGCTCAGAAGCTGCTCAACGGCCGCAGAGAAGTCGCTTTCTTTTGGACGGATGAGCGGACTGGCGAAGAATGCAAGTGCCGCGTGGACTGCCTGAACACCCAGTATAGTCAACCGATCGTTGTGGATGTGAAGTCGACTACAGATGCCAGTACGGACGCGTTTATCCGTGATGCCATTAAATACGGTTATGACTTCCAGGCAGCAATGTACGCAGAAGGCGTTTCCAAGCACATTCAGCAAAAACCCTTGTTTGTATTCATCGCCGTGGAGAAAACACCACCTTATGCAGTAAACATTCTCCAAGCGGACGAACTACTGCTACAGCGAGGGCAGAACATTTTTCGGGAATGCATTGAGATATATCACGATTGCAAGCTATCCGGAAACTGGTATGGATACCTCGGAAAGAACAACCAAATCAACACACTGGCTTTGCCTGCGTGGCTGGCCAAAGACGTAACATAAGGAGATTACACTATGAGCGAAGAAATCATGGAATATACATCCCCTAGCAATCCTCCTGCAATGCCCAACATGCCCGGCGCGGGCGTCATGGCACAGCTGGATAATATCAACCAGGGAACCGTCGCCATTGAAGCCAGCAGGGCCATTGCTGAGGCACAGGGCAAGCTGGTAATTGCAAAGAAATTCCCCCGGAATGAGATAGCAGCATATGCCAAAGCAATGGAAGCTTGCCAGCGCCCTACTATGGCTGCAAAGGCTTTCTACAGTTTCCCTCGTGGTGGACAAACCGTAGAAGGTCCCACGATCCGCTTTGCGGAGGAGCTGGCCCGGTGCTGGGGTAACATCGATTACGGCATTAAGGAATTGTCTCAGGACGATGGCAAGAGCGAAATGCAGGCCTATGCTTGGGATTTGGAAACCAATGCCCAGAGCGTGCAGAATTTCACCAACCCCCACCAGCGTGAACAGGGCAAGAAAATGGTAACCCTGACCAGTCAGCGGGACATTTACGAGAACAATGCCAATATGGCGACCCGCCGGCTGCGTTCCCGGATCCTTGCGATCCTGCCTTCGTGGTTTGTGGAAGATGCTATTACTGAGTGCAAAAAGACTCTTGCCGGCAAGAATGATGCACCGCTGATTGACCGTGTAAAGAATATGGTCGTGCAGTTTGCCAAGATGGGTGTTACCCAAGAGCAGATTGAGAAGCGGCTCAAAAAGAAAATTGACACGATGAATGCCGATGATTTCGTGGAATTTATCGGCATCTACAACGCTATAAAACAGGGCGAAAGCAGAATCGCAGACTGGTTTGAATCCGAGAAGGTCGCAAGCGAGCTGACCAATGAACTGAACGAGGACGGTCTGCTGTAATAAGGATGTGATGGAATGCTCCAGCAAACAGATGAACTAAATAGAATGGATCCCAAAACAGCGGAGCTGGGCATCATTCCCGACTACGATTATTCGGCGGCTGATTTTTGCACCCCGGAGCCTTACGAGAAGCTGTACGAGCTCCATGCTTCTCCGTTTCTCTATGAAATGGCCAAGGCAAAGATGGAGGAAAACGCCAAGGCTGTGGGCTTCAAAAGCTTCAAGGGGATGCTCCAGAAGTTCAACAAGGCACAGTTGGACGCCAAGCGGCGAAATCTGATCCCCAACCAAACAGAGTTTGAGGACCAGTCTATCGAGCTGAATTGTGGGACATGGGAATCAATGGACTGGGGCATTTACCGGGATCTGCCTAACGGCGGCCGGGAGTGTGCCTGTGCCCATCCCATTATGCCGGTCAGCCGCCTGATCAATATTGATACCGGTGAGGTGAAGCTTACTCTGGCATTCAAGCCGCCGGGCAGAGATAAAAAATGGCGGACTACCATCGTGGACAAATCCACTGTTTCTACTGCCCGGAACATTACCACACTGTCCAGCCAAGGCATTTCTGTAACAAGCAACAGTGCATCGGCGCTGGTGGACTATATCAACGATATGGAAAACCTGAACTATGACATAATCCCGGAGCAGAAGTCCATTGGAAGGCTTGGCTACATACCCGGGGAAGGGTTCTCTCCCTATGTGGACGGGCTTGTGTTTGATGGTGATGCATCCTTCCGGAACCTGTATCAATCTGTGGAGTCTAAGGGGTCCATTGGCGTTTGGCACGAAACGGCCATGGAATGTCGCCGGCAGTCTTTAACAGCACGGATCATGCTTGCTGCATCTTTCGCTTCTCCTATTCTGTCATTGGTCGGATCTCTGCCGTTCTTCGTGCACCTGTGGGGCGTGGATTCTGGCACTGGTAAAACTGTCGCTCTGATGCTTGCTGCATCCGTGTGGGGCAACCCTGCGCTTGGTAGCTATGTTCAGACATTCAACGGAACGCAGGTTGGACAGGAGCGGACCGCGGCCTTTCTCAATCATCTGCCGGTGTGTCTAGACGAACTCCAGCTCACCAAGGACAGCAAAGGAAAAACAAGTTTTGACGTGTACCAGCTTACCCAGGGTGTAGGCCGGTCCCGTGGCAAGAAAAGCGGTGGGGTGGAACTGACCCCAACTTGGAGCTGCTGTTTCCTTACTACCGGAGAATCGCCGCTTACCAGTATTTCTGCAGGCGCAGGCGCGGTTAACCGTGTTATCGACATTGAGTGTACTGCGGGATCCGCTGTGTTAAAAGACGGGCAACGGATATCCGGAAACCTGAAGCGGAACTTTGGCTTTGCTGGTCAGATCTTCGTGAATCAGCTTTACAAGGACGAGAAAACACAGGATGCTGTCCGACAGATCTATCAGGAAAACTTCCGGGATCTCTGCTCTGGAGATTCCACCGAAAAGCAGGCCATGGCGGCTGCAGCGATCATTACCGCAGACCTTCTGGCGTCCAAATGGGTGTTTCATGATGATATAGAAACAGCGAAGGAGCTCGTTTTAAGTGTTTCGGACATAGAGGAGTTCCTTGCATCCAAAGAGGCTGTATCGGCCGGTAGGCGCGCCTACGACTGGCTTTGCGATTGGGTCGGCTCCAATGTTAACCGGTTCTTCAACCCGGAACTGCCAGCGGTAGGCGACTGCTACGGCATCATTGAGGGCAATACCGCCTATATCAATCGAGGAATATTCAATAAAGCGGTGCAGGAAGCGGGTTTCTCCTATGCTGCCACCCTCAGCTACCTGAAGGCAAATAATCTGATTGAGACCAGAGGCCGTGCTTTTACGAAAAGCAAACGCATTAACGGTATTCGCACTGAATGCGTTGTGCTCAACCTGCAGGCAGACTGGGACGGCGACTATGATCCTAATGATCTGCTTCCGATGTAACTGTTCCGCAGTTGCGGAACGTTGTTCCGCGTTTGTTCCGCAAAAAGTCAAGAAGAAAAGTTAAATTTCCTCCCATAATTCAAATCGATTTACTTGTTTTTGACTTGTAAAAATTGACTTTTGCTAAAGCGCGGAACTGCGGAACACGCGGAACACCATATGCAAGTATTTATAAAGGTATGTGTTTATTTGCGGTAATAGCGTACATCACATTTCCTTATAGAAGTTGTGGAAAACTGTTCCGCAGTTCCGCACCTGAAAACGAACTAACTTTTTTATTCCGGAAAACCGCAAAAATCCGGAATTTATTAACAACCGCAGAACATTGCGGATTGTTTTTGCGCGGAACATCGTGTTCCGCTGCTGTTCCGCTTTGTTCCGCAAAGGGTGAAAATATGGAATTAAGAGACTATCAAAAAGAGTGCATCGATATTATCGAGGCGAAAGCGCCGGGGGCATACCTATGCCAAATGCCAACCGGATGCGGAAAAACGGCGACTTTTACCCACATTCCCCGCAATGGCGGACGTGTCCTAGTCCTCGCTCACCGAGAAGAGCTGGTGCGTCAGCCTGCCAGATATTATGACTGTCCTGTCGGGTTTGAGATTGCAAAGGAACGCAGCCATGGCGAGGATGTGGTGATCGCCAGCGTCCAGTCTTTGGTGAATCGGCTTGACCGGTTCTCCTTTGACGAATTTGACAAGATCATCACAGACGAAGCACACCATGCTGCAGCTGGGACATACAAAAAGATTTACGACCACTTTTCTCCCGAAAAACACATCGGGTTCACGGCCACCCCAAACCGTGGAGATAAGGCAAAACTGGATGATGTGTATTCTGAGATCATTTTCCAGCGGGATCTGCGATGGGCCATACAAAGTGGTTATCTCTGTGATATTCACTGCCTCCGGGTAAATATCGGTTTTGACCTGTCAGCGGTCCATACTCGCCACGGCGACTATGCGCCGGGGGAGCTAGAGGAAGCTATGGACGGGACCGCCGATGCCATAGCCCAGGCGTACCGGGAGCATTCCAAAGGCGCTACATTGATCTTTGCGGTCAGTGTCAATCAGGCAGAGGAAATTGCAAGACGAATCCCCGGCGCCGTAGTTGTTACCGGCAAGACCAAAGACCGGGCCGACATCATTGAACGGTTTACCCGCCGGGAGATACCCTGCATCGTCAATGTTATGGTGTTTACCGAGGGCACCGATATTCCCTTAGTGGAGACGGTTATCATTGCCCGCCCCACCCAGTCAGAAGCGCTCTATACGCAGATGGTTGGTCGCGGCTTGCGTACTCACCCGGAAAAGGAAAAACTGATCTTGATTGATTGCGTAGGTGTTACCGGCAAGGCGAGTCTTTGTACTGCGCCTACCTTGATCGGCATCGACCTGAAGGATGTTCCTGCCAGCAAGGCTGATCAAATACAGGGACCGATCTTTGAATTGCCCCAGAAAGCCATTGTGGCAGCAGATTGTCCGGAAAGCTGGATCCGAAATGTGCAGATTGTAGATCTGTGGGCGAAGGGAATGTCTTATAACCTGCACGATGTAAACTGGTTCAAAATGCCTGACGGAGCGCTGGTGTGCTCTCTGCCAAACCACAAGAACATCAAGATTCCGTGCCCTGATCAGTTGGGCAGAGTGGTCTACTGTGGGCAGTTAGTACCGTATCAATTGGCACTCGACAAAGCATATACAGAATTGTGCGATTTCCATGCAGGTTCTCGGATGATATGGGATCTGAATGCTGTAAAGGCGTGGGGAAAGAAGCCTGCAACGGACAGTCAGTTAAAAATTATTCAGAGGAAGTTTAAGGCTCTTGATGTGTCTGGATTGGATAGATTGCAGGCCAGTCAGATACTAAACCGTGTATTCGGTGGGGGGAAATCATGAACAAGACAAGATTGTATATCAGCCTGCCCCAGGATCGTGATGCCGTCGTGACCATATTGGCTAGAAATGGCTATACAGTCCGACAGGGAAAAGAGAAGAGGGGAAAGGTTTACGAGAAATATGTGGAGTTCTGGAAGGAGGGAGACGATGGCACGACTGAAAGAACTGACAGGAACTAGATTTGGACGGTTGGTCGTAATTTCCAGAGCAGAAGATGGTAGGCGCTGTGGGAAAGCAGTCACCAGATGGTTGTGCGAATGCGACTGTGGCAACCGCGTTGTTGTCGAAGGGCATAGTATGGTCAGAGGGCGCACTAAGAGTTGTGGATGCCTCAATCGAGAAACCCAGAAGAAATATGCACGAACGCGATCTGTAACGCATGGCGGTAGCGGCACAAGACTTTATCACATCTATGCCCACATGAAAAGTAGATGCTATTGCCAGACGGATGCTAAGTACGGCCTTTACGGCGGCAGAGGAATAAGAATCTGTGACGATTGGCTTTCTAGCTTCGCTTCTTTTCGAGACTGGGCGTTGTCATATGGGTACCAGGACAATTTGACTATTGACCGGATCGATCCAAATGGCAACTATGAACCGAACAATTGCCGTTGGGCAACATTGGCGGAACAATCTAGGAACAGGAGATGTGTAAAGCATGACAGAGTATGAGCATCAAAAAGCAGTCTTTGCGTGGGCAAAACAGCCGTCTGTGCATAGCCAGTACCCGCAACTCTCTTTGCTATTCCACATAAAAAACGAAACCAAAGAAGGCGTAAAACAGGTTGCGGTTGATAAAGCTGCTGGCGTAAAGCGGGGCGTTCCAGACTTGTTCCTTCCTGTCCCTTCTGGCGAACACCATGGATTGTTTATCGAAATGAAAAAAACCGGCGGAAGAGCATCGAGAGACCAAATATGGTGGCTGGAACACCTGAAGGCGAATGGATATGCCTGTGCCATTTGCTACGGATGGAAACAGGCAACGGAGGTATTGCTATGGTATCTGAACCTAAAGAAAACAATGTAGCCTTTCCGTATGAACGGCAGGCCATGAATGGAGATGAACTGCCAAACGGGCTGGAGTATCCGGATCAGGTGTTGTATCTATCCTTCAGGATGCTCTATGCCCAGCTCCGGCAGGGAGTCATTGACCGCGATACGGCTGTTCGTGAAAAAAGGAAGCTTCTTAAGGAGTATGAAGGATATAAATTTGTAGATCAAATGGGCAAGGAGTGGGTGGATGCGATTAAAAAAACAGAGATGGCCAGGGCAGCATATCGCAAAAATCGCACTTTGGAAAATGCGGACAAACTACTCATTGCAATCGATGGTGGCGATTATGGCAAACGCGTACCCTAGCCCCTGTGACACCTGCCAGAATCCCTGCACTGGCGGTTACGGCTGCACAGATTGGCAGATCCGCTACCGGTACCGGCAGAAGCAGATCAATGCCTATGCCCGCAAGCTGTACCAGAGCCAGGAAGGAAAAACCACAAAGTTCGTTTATGAGCATCCCGACAGTGTCCGCCGTTACCTGCGCATCAGCCCCTGCGCTGCCTGCAAAGCGGAAGCTGTCTGTGATACGCCCTGCCCGGCCTATATCCGCTGGTACGATATGCGCATGGCTGTGGCAAGAAGGAGGTTGGGCTTATGACCCGGAAAGGCAATGACCGGCTGAGGAAGGGCAGAGTGCGACAGGAGGCGGTAATATGGCTGAGCTAACCCATCTGTCCCTGTTTTCCGGAATAGGCGGTTTAGACCTTGCGGCCGAGTGGGCGGGCTTCCGCACCGTCGGTCAGTGTGAATGGGCAGATTACCCAAGGGCCGTGCTGGAGAAGCACTGGCCGGATGTACCGAAATGGAGAGATATTCATGAGCTTACAGCAGATGACTTTTTTAGACGAACCGGATTGCAAGGAGCCACTTGTATTTCGGGGGGGTTCCCATGCCAGCCACACAGTGTTATCGGCAAGCGACTGGCTGAAAATGACGAACGGCACCTCTGGCCTGAATTTGTCAGAGTTGTCAGAGAACTCAAGCCCAAATATGTCGTTGGTGAAAATGTTAATGGCCTATTATCAACAATACATGAGTCCGTTTGCTCCGACCTGGAAGCTGAAGGTTACGAAGTCTGGACGTTCTGTGTTCCGGCTTGTGCTGTCGGAGCGCACCATGAAAGATACCGGGTTTGTATTCTTGGCATCGCCAAGAGCCAGTCAGGACTTCAAGCCGATACGGCGCCAAACACCAACGGAGCGCTCTGGAAAGCACGGGCAAACACTGGCAGCGAGCCTTGGAATTATCTACCCGGAGCGTATTGGGCAGTACATCAACCCCCTGTTTGCGGAATGGATGATGGGATTCCCGCTTGGATGGGGGGATATCAGGGGTACAAACAGCGAATGCAATGCTACGGAAACGCCGTCATGCCACAGCAGTTCTACCCCTTCTTCCAAGCAATAGCAGAGTGGGAGGCAGCCGCATGCCCGAATACATAGCACGGATCTCCTACGGCAAGGACAGTCTGAAGATGCTGGATGTGATCTTCACCCGGAATCTTCCTCTGGACAGGATCACCACCACCGATGTCTGGGCAACAGACACGGTCTCCGCCAGCCTGCCGCCTATGGAGGAATTCAAGGCCCGGATGGATGAGCGGATCTGGCACCTGTACCGGGTGGATGTGGAGCACCTGTGCGCCCGGAACAAGGACGGCAGCAAGAAGACCTATGAGCAGATGTTCTACCATGTGCCGAACCGCCGTTCACAAACTGGACAAGTAGAGAGAGAGAGAGAGAGAGAGAGACGGGCTACGGCCCGGCTCGATCCTTGGATTCCCGGATTTGTGGAACCCGTGGTGTCAATCTACACTCAAGCAGAATTCCAAGCCACAGAGTGCAGGGAACGATTACCGGTTTCCCTCCCAACACCGGATACAACTACTGCCAGAAGCTCAAGCTTGTGCCGGCAACAGGGATTCCCTGCCCAGATTTCTCCATGGTGCCGAAAGCTCAAGATCGACAAGGTCAAGACGCCCCCTCTCCAATGAGCGCCCCACGAGGCGCCAGAAAAGAAATATCGTGGAATACATCGGCATCGCCGCGGACGAGCCTGCCCGGTTCGGTCAGCTGAACCAATGGAAACGGGCGCCACTGGCAGAGTTCGGTATCGAAGAGGGCCTGTGCGGCCTGTACTGCCAGTACGACAGATGCCTGGCACCGACCTACGAAACATCCTGCCGGGACGGCTGCTGGTTCTGCCATAACCAAGGCGTGGACAGCCTGCGGAATCTGTGGCGCAATTACCCGGATCACTGGGCGCTCCTCCTCAAGTGGGACAAGGACAGCCCGGTGACCTTTAAGGCGGACGGCCATACCGTCCATGACTTCGATAAGCGCTTCCGGATGGAAGAGGAGGGCTGGATCGATACCCACCGCCCCTTCCGCTGGGAGATGCTGGACAAGCCGCCAAAGTTCCGGGCGTATAACTTCGAGGAAATATCTTTGTTTGACAGGAGGTAGCCTATGGCACAGAAAAACGCGACCCCCACGGCTGAACAGAGCCGGGTGCTGGCAAACAACTGCCTGCGGCCGGATGCATGGACCGTGGTGAAGGATCTGCAATACAGTATGATCATCCGCAATCGCATTACCGGCGAGTTCCGGGTGGTCAATAAGTAAATGGAGGGATTTTTATGAGCAAGCCGTACACCGAAAGAGCAGAAGTTTACAATGCTGCCATTGCTTGCTACGGCAAGGAGATACAATGCGTTGTTGCCCTTGAGGAACTAAGCGAATGCCAAAAGGAGATCTGCAAGATGCTCCGCGGCAAGGGTAACCTGGAACACCTTGCAGAGGAAGTGGCAGACGCCACCATCATGCTGGAGCAGCTGCGGATCATGTTCGGTCTGAACGACCTGGTTTCACAGACCATGGACACCAAAGTGCAGCGCCTTTATGACCGGATACATACTGCAGGAGGTGGAGAAGATGCCATTTAAAATCGTAAATGAAACATATACCACCCTGCCCGGACAAAACCCAAAAAGGTGGGGGTATATCGAGGGATATACTTCCAATACCGTAGGTAAGACTTACCTACGAATGAACATCAAGTCTATCCCAGACCAGGAACTATATGACCACCACAAGAGAACTAATACCTTGCACCATTACGAGTTTAGGGTTGGCAAGGTCTATGGTGAGGGCATCCGCTTAAACCGCAAGCAAGTGGTGAAGCTGATATGGGAGCTGTTTAAGTGGCTCGTCCGTGGATGGTAGGAGGGTAGAAGATGGCTAACTTCCAGAAGATACCACATAAGGAGAGAATGCGCCATATCAAGTATCGTGACCAGCAATGGGATAAGGATGCGGAAAAGCACGAGCGTGATTTAATACGGCAAATGATTGCCGATAAGGAAGCTGCTATGCGGCAAGAGCCTTCTGTTCCGGAAAAGGAGCGGGAGGCAAAGGAAGTGCTGCGCCGGTTTGGAATATTGGAGGGCTGAAGATGGCAGTTTTGATAACTCTCACCGCCTTTGTGATAGCGGTTCTGATCGCTCTCAGCGGCTGCGCTGTGATAGCTTTGCTGATCGTCCTCGCCTGCTGCATAGTAGCCGGGGAGTGCTCCAGAGAAAAATTAAAACGGTGCCCGGTCTGCAAGAAGATCCCGAAGCTGTGCTATTGCTGCGGAGAATATTTCGTTCAAGGGGAAGATCCGAATTGCCCCTGCTGCGGCACGGCATTTACGGAAATGCACTCCTCAGAGAAATTGGAGATCGATGCCTGGAACAGGAGGGCTGAAGATGGCAAATGAAAAGCGGCTGATTGATGCCAACTTCCTTAAGGGAATAATCCAAGAAGAAATAAATAAATCGGATTTGCAAATCTTCAAAGATGTAATGCAGGAGGTGTGCAATATGCTGGATAAGTCCCCCACCGTGGATGCCGTGGAAGTGGTGCGGTGTGAAAAGTGCCTATATCGTTCTCAATATGCGAACGAAAATGGAATGTATAAGTGCGGTGGAATACTGACAGAAGATGGCGATTGCTTCCTTATGGTTAAGCCTGACCACTTCTGTGCCTTTGGAAAACAACGTGGCAAAGATGGAGGGAATGAGGATGGCTAAAAAGGTAGACATCATCGACGTGATGCTTGCCGTTAATAATGGCGAATTGAAAGTCGCAGTACATAACGGTTTCTTCACTCTGGAACACACAAAATCCGGGGAACGGGTACGGCTCAACGAATCCGATGTTGAACAAGTGGTGCGTTGTAAGAATTGTAAGTCCGCATATATCAATTCCTTTTCTGCCGCTTCAGGTGTAGCTGTGTGTAAGAAATGGTCAAACGAAGCGGAAACGGTTATCGTTCAACACGATGATTTCTGTTCCTACGGAGAAAGGAGAGAGGCTAATGTGGAGTAAAACCGTTCAATTACTTAACCCTTACCAAGCCTTGAAAAAAGCAAGAATTAAACATGAGAAAGCCTATGCGACAGGCGGTTATCTGTATATCAAATCACACAATCCTTATGTGGACGGCGTGGTTGGTACGGATATAAAACTGACATCCAAGCAGAAAATCCGAATCCTTTTCTGCAAGGGCGTTTCTGTATGCATCGGCAATGCTATCAAAACAGGAAGGAGAGAGGGAGAATGAACGAAGGAACCTGCAAAGATAAGAAGCTAACCTGCATATATAAGGCTGAAAACATCAGTACGGACAAGATGTTGGATGCTTTGAGCCGTATGCGCGAAACTGCCCACATGAATCACATTGCAAAAGTGGCAGAGGAACAGGCAAGATACGAACAGGAACTGCGGTCAATAGAAATCTTTCGTGATATGTTCTACTGCTCCAATTATGAGAAGTGAGGAGGACTGACAATGCAGTTTGACAAATCGCCGGAGTTCGGCAGGCAGTTTAATTCCCCCGAAAACATCCAGATCACCTATAACGGCAGTGAGGGGAATATCGTCAGCGAAATAGCCGTCAAGATGGCAGAGCGGTACGAATCCAAGGTTATCGAGCAGATCGCCATGGAAGCCAAGGCGGCTGGCGTGGCAAGTGTTACCGTGCTGAATAAAACGGCCATTCTGGAAGCGTTGGAAAAGCAGACTCCGCAGCGACCGGATCTGGAAGCTGACGGATATTCAGATGGAGAGCTGGTCTATGACACCGGCTACTGCCCTCGCTGCCGGCAAGACTATAAAATCGAATGCCACACACCAAAATATTGTGAAAACTGCGGACAGGCTTTAGATTGGGAGGGAATCGAATGAACACTTACCTAGCAATCATCACCACCGTACTGGTGATCACGCAGATTATTCGGCTGATCCAGAATGCCGTTCAGCTTCGCAGACAGAATGTACTTTTCGAGAAACAGCTTGGGCAACTTGCCGATTGTGAGCCCACCAAAGAGGACTTTGACAATCAGCGCAAGGCATACCGGCTGATTGTCGAGCATCTGGAAGGGAGATCTGAAGAATGAAAAAGAATGAGTGTGCGCAAGAGATGATTCTGGATCTGGTGATGCGAATGGGTTGCGAGGTTATACTCCGCCCGGTGCAGACTCCAACAGTGAAAGCATTGGAGATAGTGTTTCGGCACAAAGGGTACAGTGAGGCAACAATCATTGATTTTGAGCGGTTAGGTTATTGCGCCGCTGATGCAGAGAGAATCACCTGCGAGATTATCAGTCGGTCAATCACAAGGCTGTTTAGATTCCCTTATGACAGGATGATAGAGAAACACTTCCGGGAGGGTGCTGACAATGCCTAACACAATGTACTTTGTGCAATGCAAAGATTGCACAGAATGTAGAAAATCTTCATTTGGATTTTTTTGTGATAAGCATACTGAATACATCGACAATCCAGATGTGGATGGTTGCACCTTTGGAAAAGAAAAAGAGGATGGAAAAAGGAGAGAGGGAGAATGACTGAACAAAGCAGAAAGCGAAAACAAGATAATATTCGCAAAAACTGTGGTTCTTGCATACATCAAGTAGTTTGTGGTTGGAAAGGAGCATATGACACCGAAGTTGGTGCGATGATTCATGAAGCACAGCACTGCTCTTTGATTGAGTACGATGTTAAGTGCAAGCACCATATGTGCGCTGGCGGTGACACGCACAATTTGCTGTTTGCTGATATGGAGGAAATCATAGATGCCTAACAAAAGAGAAAAGCTGATTGATCTTCGCCGAGAGGGTGAAAAAATCGCAGAGAATTTCTGCGTAAGCAAACAAGAGTGCTATCAATGCCCGTACAACACACCGAACAGCTGCCAAGAGGGGCTGATCGCCGACCGCCTGATCGCCAACGGCGTGACCTTTGCAACCGACAATAATGTCGGCAGCAAGTGGATTCCTGTGACGGAGAGATTGCCGGAAGATAATAAAATTGTGTTGATTTGCAGTAGAATAGGCAATCAGTATGTTGCGCAACACTTTAGAGGGCATTTTTATTCAGATGGTACACGCATCAGTACATCCCACTGGATGCCACTGCCTGAGCCGCCGAAAGGAGAATGATTATGAAATTCTTTGGAAATGCGGTGACAATGCCGCATGACAAGCCACAGACCAACGCAGACCGCATCCGGGCTATGAGTGATGAGGAACTGGCACAGCTGTTGTACTGCAGCGACAGCCTTGGGTGGTGCCACAACCTTCCGGAATGCGGCGAACTGCTGAATACAGAAGAATGCATCCCGGAAGAAAAGTGTATCGGCTGTTTGCTTTCGTGGCTCCAACAGCCAGTAAGGGAGGAATGACCATGCTGGATAAACTGATTTTCCTTTACATCGGCCTGGCCGTTGGTGGTTTAATCGGATTTTTGGTGTGCGCAGTGCTGACTGCGGGAAGGAGCGACCATGCCTGAAGATCGCTGTGTATGCTGCGGAGAGATCATACCGGAAGGACGGCAGGTGTGCCTGCAGTGTCAATGGAAAACTGGTAAGGAGGTGGATGGAGATGTATGATATTTGGAGAATGCAAGCAGTTAATGATTTGCAGACTTTGAACGCAAAAAGGGAGTCTCTCGTAAATATTCCGGAGCAAATTGCAGAGCTGGAGGCTAAAGTTACAGCCATCCGGAGTGCAACAGCTGATAGCACCCCTGTGAAGGGCGGCGGATCTGGACGGGAATACATGTTGCTGAACAATATCACAGAAAGGGACAGGCTCAGAGATTCCCTGGAGCAGGCCAAGAAAGACGTGGCCAAAATTGAGCGGGCGTTAAGTGTGCTGACGGCTGAAGAACGCAGAATTCTGCAAGTTCGCTTCATTGATCGAGAACCAGGTGCAGTTACCAAACTGTCCTGTGAACTGAACCTGGACGAACGAACGGTGCGAAATCGGCAGGCGGGTGCGCTCTTGCAGTTCGGCATAGCAATGCGAGGTCCCCAAAAGCAGTGA